AATGGGAATCAATATTAAAGGACTTGTTGAAGCGAACAAGGGAGATATTAAGGGAACTGTTGTAGGGTTTGCTAGAGCACTAGATGAACTAGATCCACTTAATCGTGCTCGTGCTATTGAGCAACTGTTTGGTAAATTCCAGTTTGCTCGTTTGTCTACATTGTTCCAGAATGTATCTAAGGATGGAACACAGGCTGCAAGAGCATTCCAGTTAACTGGCGCATCTGTTGAAGAGTTAGCAATTCTATCTGAGCGAGAAATGAAGAAAATCGAAGAGTCTGTCGGCGTTAAATTCCAGGCTGCTCTAGAACAATTCAAGCAAGACATTATGCCATTAGGAAAGGCATTTCTTGAGGCAGTCACGCCAATAGTAAAGTTTTTTGGAAGTTTGTTTGAAAAATTTAATGGTCTTAGTGATCAAACTAAAAAAGTAATAACCACTATAGTTGGAGTTGTTGCTGGTATAGGACCAGTAGTTCTTATGACATTTGGTCTTTTGGCTAATGGTTTGGCAAACTTAATTAAACTATTTGCAACAATAAGAGGCGGTATTGCAAAGTTAAACGGTCAAACAAATGTTTTGGGTGCAGGATTTAATTATGTAACACAAGAGCAGTTAGAGCAACAGGCAGCAGGACAAGCGCTACATAATACTCATACAAGATTAACTGAAATATTTAATATTGAAAAAACAGCAGCAATGCAATTAGCATCTGCATATTCATCTTTGACTTCTCAAATGAGAACTATGGCATCACAAAATCCTGCATTGTTTGCTGGAGGTGTTGGTGGGGCTAAACGTGCAGTAACAAAGTTGCCACCAATGAAAAAGTATAAAGATGGAATTATTTCTGTGCCAGGTCCAAAGGGTGCAGGAGACGTTGTTCCAGCAATGCTTTCTCCAGGAGAAGCAGTTATACCTACAGAAACTACAGATAAGTATAGAGGTTTGATTACTGCAATGTTCCAGGATAAGGTTCCAGGCTTTATGGCTGGAAGACTTCCAGGAGGGCCAGGCAGAGGTATACCACTTTCTGCAGGACCAGAAGCAGTTAGAAGAGCACAGCAAGCAAGAAATAGAAGAAGAGATGATGCTCGTCAAGGATACAACGAACCACATCCAGAGAGACAGTCAGGCGCTGTTTTTGTTGGCATGCCTAAGTCTGCTAAAGAAGCATCGCAGTCTAGAGAGATAGTAGATAAGATAGCAAGGGATGTAAGTACTGGAAAGTATGGAAGTGTTGCTCCTACTGATTTCGGCACATTGCTTCAGCCATTCTCTGGAAGAAGTTTCCCTGTTAGAGGAGTTGGCGGGGTATACAGAAAGCCTAACGGAAAGATCGTAGTAGTAAAACCAACAATAGATGAAAAGACTGCATTAGCAGAAGTTCGTGCTACTCAGATTGCTAGAGAAGTTCATGGTTTGGTATCTCCAAAACAAAGTATTAAGACTATGATTGATCCAACAGATCCTTCAGGTCAAAGAAAGTTTATTGTTATTGAGTCTCCATATGATCCAAGAATTGCAGCCATGGATGGTAAGTTCTCACAATCTGATATGGTTAAGCAACTTGTTGCATCTACATTAAGAGCAGATAAAGATTTACAGAAGGCAAACCTATCTGGAAACGTATTGGCTGATGTTGGAACTGCTGGAGTATTCGATAGAGCATCTGGCTTTAGAGATTTCTCTAAGGGATTGCCAAGCATGGAGCAGCAAGCGCTTGTTAACTTGCTTGGTGTAAAGGGTGGTGCTAAAAAGTTCTTTGCACAAGAAACATCAGGCCTTGCTTCAAAGATGACACCATCACAGTATGATGCTGCTATAAAGGCAGAAATAAATAAATCTATTCCAAGGCTAGAAAGAGTTATAAAGTCTTGGGATTTAACTCCAGACGAGCAAGTTGTATATAACAACATGCTTGAAAGACTTAGGGCTGGAGCAAAAACAGATTGGTCGCAACTTCATTCTGTTCATGCTCGTGCAGGAAACGGAGTTGTAAAGGCAATTGAGGGAATAGATCCAAAGGCAACAAATTCAATTGCAGAAGAGCAACTTAGAAAATATCTTCTTCCACCAGGAACACAAGAAAAAACTTTAATAGAAGAACTAAAGCGAACTGCAAATAATGATTTTATCAGAGAACTAGAAAAGGTTGATCCTCAAAGAAGAGCAGTTATCGAGGCAGCATGGAAGGGTGGAGTAGCAGCAGTACCACCATCTGGCAGAGAGCAATCTTTCACTTCTCCAAGACAAACACAGTTTATGAATGAACTTAGCAAGATGCACCCAGTCATGGTAAATGGTGAAACAAGATATATTCATAAGCAAGACCTGGATGCATTTTTAGCAGACCCAGATGGAAGGGCAAAATATTCTAGATCAGCGAAGCAAGTTACAGACATGATGCTTTACCGAATGGGAGTTATTCCAAACGATAAGGGCAGACTTGTTTCTGGAGGAAAGTTCCAGGGAAGATTTGCAAGCATTGAACCTTTTGTAACAGCATTAAGATCAACTGGAAAGCAGGCTGGTGGTGGAAAGGCAAATATATCAAGTATCGTAAAGCCATTTGCCACAAAAGAAATTCAAGAATACAATGCAAGAATCGGTAATCCCCTTACAACCAAAACAGGAAGAGCCATGTTGGCTGCTGGATATACTCCAGACGAAGTTAAAAGTTTATTAAAAGAAAATCTTTCACATATAAAGCAGGAAGTTACAGGTCGCCAAGGCGCACTAAAGATGAAGACTGGCGAGGCATTATATGACGCCAGAATTTTAAACAACTACATGAATGCAAAGAGAAGAGGGTTAAACATACTCGATATCTTTAATAAAGACAATGTACTTGGTTTATCAGAAATAGAAAAGAAAGAATATAGAAAAGCAGCAGAATTTATGGCAAGAGGAAGCCATCCAAAAAATCCACAAGAAAGAATGTTGCTTGCAAAAGCAGCGCAATTAGATCAGCGTGTTATTGATTATCAGGCAAATGGTGGCAAGGTAGCAGCCAAGTATTTACCAGCAGATTTAAGAACACCAAAAATGCTACTCACCTTATTATCAGATCCTCAATTCCAGCCAGGTAAAGTAATGAACCTTGCTGCTCAAAGAGCAGATGAAGTACTTGTTGCTGCAAAGAGAGGTGAAAGCCTTGTTAACAGAGATTTGACTGCTAAAGAAAAGATTAATAGTAGTAACAGTTCTCCTCTACCAAAGGGTACAGTTGGCGTTGATGAAAGGGGAAGACGTACTTCAGATAACGTAGTTGTTAGAAGGAGACAGGGTCAAGCAGTTGCAACTGCATCACAGGCTGCAAGACTTAGAATGCTTCCTGGTTTTGAAGATGGAGATAAAACTTTACGTGGCGGAGGAATAACTAATCCTACTAGACGTCAAGGAGAGATAGCAGTAGATCTACGTAGAAAAGGTTTTAGCCAGGCAGAAATTGATAAGACATTAAGAAAACTTGCAAAGAAAGAAATAAGGGCTAAGGAAGTAGCAGTTGCTGCAACAGAAAAAGCAGCAAGAACTGAAGCAGCAAGAGAAAAAGAACAAGCAGCAAATAACAAAAAACAAACTGAGGCTGCAAGAAAAAGGTTCCTTGAGAATGAGCGTAGAGCACAATTAAATGCTGCACAGGCAAAATACTACGATGCTGCAGTAAAAGAAGATCAACAGAGAACATTAAAACAATTAAAGCAAACACAAAAAGCAGACAGAGAACAGCGCAAACAAGTTCGCCAAGAAAAGGTAAATAGATTCTCTGGCGGAGCCTCAATGGCCCTTGGAACTGCAGGTATGGGCCTAATGATGGCTGGACAACAAACTGCTGGTATGGTAGCAATGGGTGCATCCGCAGTTGCTGGAATGGCTCCTATGCTTGCTGGAATGGGTCCTATAGGATGGGCTATAACTGGGCTAACTGCTGCTGCTGGAGCATTCTATTTAACTGACAAGGCAGCAAAGAAAGCAGCAGAGTCACAGTCTAAATATGTTGATTCAATTACAGCAACTACAGAAAAGATGTCAAAGATAGGGCAACTAACCAACACTGTAGGTGCTAGTGAGATTTATGCAAGAAAAAGACAGACTGGCGCTGCAGATAGATATACTACTGGTTTTGAAAGAGGTAAGCAACAGTTCGGTGAAACATTTATAGATAGCGAAGTTGGTAAATCAATATTTGAATCATTTAAGCAAAACATGACTGCTGGCGGAATAGATGCAGTTAAGGCAATATCAGTTCAATTAGCAGCATACGTTTCTGATGGAGTTATGACAGCAGAGCAAGCGCATAGCGTTGCTTCACAAATCGGTATTGAATTAAACAATACAACATTGATATCACAGATTAGTGGACAACTACTAGACCTAATCGGTCCAGAGGGACAAGACTTAACTAAAGATCCACTAAATGTTAGAATGAATTTAATTACAGAGCAAAGAAAGTTATCTACTGGAGCAGTTAAAAATCTATCTAAAGATATAGATGAGAATTTGCCAAGCACTGAAGAGTCTGTTATAGAAAGATACAAAAGATTATTTAACCCTAAAAAGGCATGGGAAGAAGCAATAAAGCCTATCTTTACTGAAACTGATGCAGAAAAGTCAGCAGCACAAATAGCAGCACTTAATGCTAATAACTTAGAGTTAAACTTAGCACAACAAGACTCTTTATCAAAACAATATGATACTGAAATTAAAAAATTACAAGCACAAAAGGCAGCAACTTCGGATAAGGCAAAACAAAAAAAGATAGATGATGAAATACTAAATCTTGAAGGTCGTAAGCAGTCAGGACTTGATGCATTAAGAGAAAAGAATAGGGCAATTTTAAATGATCAGATTAAAGCATTTAGAACTGCATCTAAAAATGATCAAACCAAAGACGCATTTTTTAATTCATTAAACTCTCAAATAGCCACTAAGTATGAAGGAAATCCTTTTGCAAAAACATTTTTACAAAAATCTGCAGACAAGTTACAATCTGAAGAACTAGAAGTAAAGATTAAAACAGTTGTTGCATCAGGGGATCTTGGTGTTGAATCTGGAGAAAGACTCATTGATATTTTTACAGGTAAGGATGGCACCGTTGATGAAAAAGGATTAGAGAGAAACTTAACATTAGCATTAACAAAACATGATCCAGGAGCAGTTACACAGTTAATTAATAGCCTCGGTGGAGTAGAGGATGAAGTAGCAAAAAAGATTCTTGTAGATGTTCTAAAAAAGAATCCACAAGAGTTTGAAAAGACTGCCTCTGCAATAGCACTGGTTCAAAAGATGGCTGGCAAGGAAGTAAACATTGAAGCATTCTTCTCTTCAGAAAATGCACTAGCAAACCTTGAAGATTTACAAAAGGCATTAGAAGAAGTAGAAAAGATAGATACTCCAATAACAAAAACAGCATTAATGGAAATGAAAAATATTGGCGGGGTTAGTTTAGAAGGACTTATTCCTCTATGGGGTCAATGGGAAAATCTTCCAGACGAAACTAAGAAAACTATTATTCAAGAATACATTACAGTACAAAAAACAATTACCGAAGGTGATGTCAGTGCTGAAATTGCACGAAGGGTTGCAACTGCTGATAAAAAGAAACAGGGATGGATTAATGCTTATTACAATACTCCAGCAGGAAGAGAGAAAGTAAGAAATGAACTTGCTGGACAAAGAACAATGCAGGCAGTAAATCAAGATATTGCAAATGCTGAGGCTGGAAAGTTTAAGGATGACGAAAAGGGTGGTGGCAGTAAAGCAGATCCATTTGCAGACGTAATGAAGCGTCTTAAGAATGTTAGAAATGCTGCTCTAAATGCTGCTGGTGGATTTAAAGAATTACAAAAGGCAATGGAGGCAGCAGGCAGCAAGTCTGTCGCAAATAAGTTTGTTGGTATAGAACAGCAACTAATGAACAAGGGTTATAGCCAAGACTTTATTGACTTTATTACACAACTAGACCCAGAAGAGCAGAAGAAGTTTGGAAGCACTGCAACAAAGGCTGGAAGCAAAAAGTATAAAGAGTTTGATTACGAAACTGGAAAGATGAAAACCAGAACTCAGAAATACAAAAAGGGAGATTTTGTATTAACTGATGAAGGAAACGCAATGCGCCAAGGAATGGATAAGGCCGTTGTAGGAGAGTTCCAGATAGAGCAACAGAATGTACTTAAGAACATAGACGAACAAAATAAAGCATATGCAAAATTAAAGGCTGCTGGTCTATCTAATTTAGAAATAGAAAAGGCTATGGAGAATCAAGCATACGTTACAGCCATAGCAACTGGACAAATAACAGCACAAGAATTAAAGACAAATAATGCTTTAACTAAGCAGGCTGTGCTAAGAGAACAGATAAATGGTTTGGTAGACAAAACAAAAACTAACCAAACAAGAATTGACGCTTTAAAGAAAACCCCAGAACTAATTAATTTCTTGTCTACTTTTAAAACATTAGATGCAGAAGGCAAGGAAGTTGCACTTTCTATTACGTCTATATATGATGCAATTCAGGACCCAGAAGATTTAATTAAGATGGTTGCAATAATGGATGCAATTAAGGCTGGAACATATGATGCCAAGGATGGCATGAAGCAATTATTTGATTTAATTAGTAGTTCAGAATCCGCAAAGGATCTTGAGAAAAATCTATTAACACCTCTTGAAAAGTTCCAAAAGGCTTATGATGCAGCAATGAAGATTTTTGATGCATATAAGACAATGGACGAATATACATTAAAGGCTCCAAAAAATTCAGTAACACCAGAACTTGGTGGAAAAACATTTAAGCAATTGAGTAGGACAAAGACAGAGAGCGACGAAGCCCTATCAGCAATGAATGCTGAACTTGCAATTTATGAACATCAGATTTCTATGATTCGTGACGAGATTGCAAAGATTGAATCTGATATTGAAAACATGGATGTTAAGGATTTAAACCTTACCGTAGATGGACAGAAGGTCACTGGTAAATTAAAGTATGTCCTAGAAGATCTTAAGGAAAAGATTGATGACTGGGAAAGAGAAATAGAGATGAAGTATGAGCGTCCTATAAAGACGCTTCAGGATGAATCTAATGTCCTTTCTCATGACCTAGAGGTTATGGATTATCAAGCAGGAAAGATTAATGAAAAGTATGACAAGCAAGCAGAAGCATTAGCCGAAGTTCAAAAGGTTAACGACTCTATTATTCGTCAACAAGAACAGCAACTTGATTTGGCTGATGCCTTAACTCAAGGAGATATTTCTGCTGCTGCCCGTGCTGCCCAAGCAATGAGGGCTGGCAATGCAGCAGATTTTGCTACTGGCCAAAGCGATGCATTACAGCAATCAAGAGAAAATGAAATCAATGGATTAACAAATGCTAATGGATTAACAAGAGAACAAATTGAAGAAAGACGTTGGGAAATATCACAACAAATATATGCACTTGAAAATGATCCAGCCAGACTTGCTCTTCAAAAGAGTATACAAGAAACTAAAGATGCTATATATGCGATAGAAGAGGCAAGAGAAGTTAAACTGCTTGCTATTAGAGCACACGAAGAAAGAATTTATCAAATTGAAAAAGATAAGATTCTTCCATTGCAAACTGCAATTAATCTTGAAACAACTAAAAATCTTGCGCTAGAATATCAGTTAGTCGTTCTTGGAAACATTATTGCTGCAAATGATAGAAATAGAGTAGTTGCTGGACAAACAAGAGATCAATGGGAAGAGATGCTAACCCAGATGACCTTGATGGACGAAAAACTTAGAAAAGAATTAAAAGATGCATTGGATAGTTTTAACGCTCAGAGCGGTACAGCAGAAGATATCTGGACCAGAATTAAGGCTCTTTATGATGCTATTAAAGATAAGACTGTAACTATTACAGTTAATTACGTGACTAACGGTTCTACAGGAGATGGCTCTACTGGTGATGGATCTACAGGAGATGGCTCAACTGGCGATGGATCAACTGGCGATGGTTCAACAGGAGATGGTTCAACAGGAGATGGTTCTACAGGCGATGGTTCTACAGGCAATGGTTCAACAGGTAAAGGCTCTACAGGAGGCTCTAAGGGTGGTTCTGTCGTAACTGGCGGGGTATCTGGAGTAAACCCAGCAACAACACCAGTACCATATAAGTCTACATATAAGAGCATTACTGATCCAACAGCCAAGGCACATGTAAAGAGTCTTGAAGCAAATATATCATCCAACATTGCACAAAACTCTACATTGTTTGCACAAAAGGTTGCAGAAAAGAAAGCAACACAAAATGCTGGATCTGTTGCTGGACAGCATCTTGCAGATCTTAATAGAATGGGAAATGCTGCTGCCCTTGCTAAAAAATACGATGGGCCTGAAGCAGCAAAGAAAAAGGCAGAGGCAGTACAAAAAGCAAATGCAGATAAAGCAGCAAAAGCAAAGGCTGCAGCAGATCTTAAGAAGTTCGGAGGCAACGCAGCAGCAGCAAATTCATTTGCTAACTGGGGAAAGAGTAAGTCTGCTGGTGGCATAATAAAGAGATTTGCTAAGGGCGGACCAATAATAGGAACAGATGTTATTCCATCAATGCTTACTCCAGGTGAATTTGTTATGAGCAGATATGCTGTCGAATCATTTGGTCTTGATAATATGAAGGCTATAAATAATGGAGAGTCAGTTGGCGACTCAGTGTATAATTATAGTATTAATGTAAACGTTAAGTCTGATGCAAACCCAGACGAAATCGCACAGGCTGTAATGACAAACATACAGAGAGTAAATTCTCAGAAGTTAAGGAGCGTTAGAATATAATGGCAACTAGCACTTATATGAATGGTCGTAAAAAATATGGTAGACCACAGGCTATGTTGTGGTCTGAAAATTCTGGCAAACTAGAAAATGGTTTGTATATACCTAACGGTCTTGAAATTAATGCTAACCCAGGATCTGAAGTAGATCCAAATAACATTGATCAATTTTTAATTTTATCAGATGACAATAGATCACCAATAGATTTTGGAAAAATAAGAATTGAAAAGCGTGAACGTATGATAAACGGAAGAATGAGATCTTATCATATAGCAGACAAAAGAGTAATAAATCTTAGTTATACTAACTTACCTTCAAGATCTTTTGCCTTTAATCCAGACTTTGATTCAAACGGACAATCAGAAATGACTGGACAATCTGGACTCCCTAACTCTCCAGATGCACAGTATACAACCGACGGTGGTGCTGGAGGAGTAGAACTTCTTGATTGGTATGAAAACCATCAGGGATCATTTTGGTGCTACCTATCATACGATAAGTATTCTGTGTTTGGAAAAGATGATTCTGCTTATGCACACCTTCCACAATATAATGAACTAGTAGAAGTTTTCTTTACTGACTTTTCTTATACAGTAAATAGAAGAGGCCCTAAGTTTGATTTCTGGAATATATCCATAGGCTTGGAAGAGGCATAATGTTTTACAATGAAGATTTAAAAAAACATCTAGAGACATCTTCTGTAGTTAAAACTAAAAGCGCTGTTATTGCTGAGTGGAATTTGAACTCCCCAACAAACATTCTTAAGATTGGTAACTATAGATATAGGCCAACTAGGTCAGACTCAGTATATAAAATTATTCCAAGCAACTTCGACCCATCAGAAAATAAAGACACGTCCATACCATTTTACTATGGCGCCACAGATGCAGATGTAGTTATTGATGGAGGAATAGATCCAGAAGATAATCAGACCCCAATAACTTTAAAAACTTCAAAAGAAAAATTAAAAATGATCTATTCGTTAGAAGATTGCTTTAAACAATTTAGACCAAGATCAGGAATTAATAAAGCAGTATACTTACCAGGAAATTATTTGCATCACCCTAACATTAATATGGCAAACCGTCCTAGATATTATATGCCAGACGTTAAGGATTCATTTAAATATTGGACATCGTTTAGAACTGAAAATGGTATAGAGTATGGAATATCTCTTTCTAAAAATGGAGAGTTTGCCATTGAAGATACCGCACCATTTATTGTATATAAAGATACTGTATCTGCAAATAGAGTTGTTATTAAAATGCAAACACATGTTGGCAGCGTGGACCTTGGAACTTTCTCCTCTGCGTCAGCATCAATATCTGATCCATTTTATGGAGACTCTAAGAAAGCAACTCCAGTTAGATGGAAAGTACAGGCTTTAAAAAATAATTCATGGGTAGATTTATTATCTTTTAATCAGTCTTCTGTTAGAAAAGACGGAACGCCTATCATAAAAAGTGACGGGTACGTTGAGTTGGCATATGGATTAAAGGTGCCACAACAGTACAGAGATATATTTGTATATGCGGAAAAGTATAGTTCTGAAACCTTATTGCCAGAAAAGTCTGTGAATGGATATGCTTATTTAATTTGTACCAATGAAAATGACATAGGTGAATTTCATATCTGGATAGATGAAATTAATGACTATAAGGTTTTCACGCCACAGTACGGGTGGTATTTAGAAGAGTCAGAGGTAGATAGACTAACAAACTTTGTAACAGATATGACAAACCCTACAAAATATCTAAATGCTGGTGGTGCTCAGGTTTATAGAGAGTTCGATAACATTAAGGGACTTAGAGTTGTTGTTGATACAATGAACAAGTCAAACTGTACTTTTGATCTTATTGAAATGTCCCCAAGATTAACGGCAGACATATCGGATAAGACTGTAGATTTTTCTGTAAAAAAGAGTGCTTCAGATTTAGGTGTTAGTGGAATGCCAGTGGGACAACTTTTAGCATCCACTGGGTCTCTTTCTATATTTGATTACGATGATGCATTTAATGAAAACAATACAGAAAGTATAATTAAAAACTACATCAATAGACATATACAGATTAAGTTTTATGATATTGTTTTTAATGTAGACGGATGGGATTATTATATTCCAGTTAAGACTTTGTATTCAGATGGTTTTCCAAAAAGCAATAAATCAGATCAAACAGTAGAGTTAGAATTAAGAGATTTATTTTTTTATTTTGAAAATTTAACAGCACCACAAATTTTAATGACAAATGTATCTCTTAGTTCTGCAGTAGCATTTTTATTAGACTCAGTTGGATTTGCAAATTACACTTTTAAAAGAGTGGCAAATGAAACAGAACTAATAATCCCATACTTCTATGTAGAGCCAGATGTTAGCGTTGCAGAAGTTTTAGAGCAATTGGCAATATCGTCTCAATCAGCAATGTTCTTTGATGAATATAATAATTTTGTTATGATGAGCAAAGACTACATAATGCCAACAGCAGATCAAAGACCTATAGATCTTTATTTATCTGGAAATGAGCCTGATTCAAACCTAAACATTCTTCCAAACATTCTTGAAATTGCATCAGAAGAAAACCAAGTATTTAATGATGGCAAGATTAATTATTCTGAAAAATATATTCAAAGATCTGTAGGAACTATTAAGCAGGCAAGCCTAATTGATATGGACAGGAATTGGATTTATAAGCCAGTTCTTTTGTGGGAAGTTGCTGGAACAGAAAATACTAAATCTGTTAACAATGAAACAGGTATGCAGTCTTCATATCTTTTAAGTGCTATACCGCTTAACTCTAATTTGTCAAATCAACTACCTACAGTTGTAAATAGAGAATTGACAAATAACATTATAGACTTTGGTGAAGGTATTTATTGGATAGCAAGATATAATGGATATTTTTATTCTAATGGTGAAATAATTAAGTACGATGCTGCACAATTTAATGTTGCTAATTTCGGCAACGTTTGGGTTAGCAGTGCTCAAGAGTATGAGTACTATTTTTCACAGTTACCGTTTAACGGAAAGATGTACCCTACTGGACTTGTAAGAATATACACTGAACCCAACTATGAAGAAATAAACGGGGTGCTAAAATTAAAAAATGGAGCAGTTGCAAAACATGGAAGAGGACAGTTTGGAACTTCTATTACAGAACACTATGCAGGATTAAACTCGTACTGGAGAGATGACGCAAACATTAGAGGGTGCTCTATGCAGTCAAAGTATTTATTTGAAGACAATACACAAGCACCAAATACTGTCGAGGGTGCTGCTGGAATAAATAATGAACTTGCCAAAAAAACAACAAGAAATGGAATTATAAGAAATTTTATGTCTGCTACTTTTAATGCTGAATCAGATGTAAATACTTTTACAACACCAAAATCTGGAACTATACAATCCTCTGCTTTTGTTATGCAAGGACCATCGATACCAGTAACAGGCAAGCCAAGAGATTTTGTTTCATATGTCTATAAGCCACTTAATAATAAATTTAAACATTTTGGCACTAGAATGAGAATTATAGGAAAGATAGAAAATAATGCAAGCCGTGGACAAACAGCAAACGGTAGTACTAATTACTACACTGTTCCAGGACTAACTCCAGATAGAGACATAACTATTTCTGGAGGTGGTGGAGGTCTTGCCATAATGGTAAATCCAGAAACAAACAATGGATACTACTTAGAGTTGAGTGCACTTGGAAGTTCTAACATATCTACTCTTGAAAAACAGAATGTGCATAATGTTGTATTTTATAAAATTAAAAAAGACTCTGCTTCTTCTGATGCCATACCAGTAAAAATCTGGGAGGGATTAGGAAATATTATTGTAGATGATGGCAAGTTTACTGGTCAATACAGGATGGCATCTGAACAAAATGTAACAGTTTACGATATTGGAATTGAGTATGAGGCTTTAGGAAATGCAAGAGTTTTTCATTTATACATGAACGGCTCACTGTTGACAACAGTTGTAGATCAAGACCCACTTCCAATATATAACAATATGGCGCTTTTTGTTCGTGGCTCATCAAGAGTTATGTTTGAAAACATATATGCACTGGCAAATAACTATAGCCAAAATGCTGTGTTTTCTTTGGATACACCAGTTAACAATATTTTTGATGATGAGATTAATGCTACAGAATCATTTAGAAAGTATGCTATGAGTGGTATTATTCAGGGAACCTATTTATCTGGAATCAGTAGTTCAGAACCTAATAAGTACAGCATTTATTTTGAAGAGTTTGGAACTATCATGCGTGAGGCTGCCACATTTAATATTAGATATGATAAAGCCTATCCAGCACTTTATGCAAAAATGTCTCCAACGTTTAACAAGATAAAGGGGTACACGGTTTCTGGATTTAGAGCAGGATCCTATGGTGCTGAATTCATGATATTTAATGCTACAGATACTGCGTTAAGTTTAGATGAGACGACTGGAAACTACCTAAGAATCCAGGGAGTAACATTTACTCAAGAGTCTAATGGAGAGTTGACGGTAGATGAATATTATTCTAAAAATAGTTCTTTGTCTGATCCTATTATAGAAGGCTCCAATGTTATTGTGTCTCCATTTAAAATAAATAAAGAGTATGAGGATATTAAATTAAGCAGAATGACTTACGGTAAAAAAGATTTTTCTATTCAAACTGCATACATTCAAACGCAAGATCAAGCAAATAGTTTAATGAAGTGGTTATTGTCTAAAATAATAAAGCCAAGAAAATCTATTGGCGTTAAGATTTTTGCTAATTCTACAATTCAATTAGGAGATATTGTTTCTGTTAAATACACAAAAGACAATATTCAAAAAATTGCAAATGATAGATATGTTGTATATTACATTGAATATAGTAAAGGAACAGAAGGTCCAGACATGACGGTATACTTAAGTGAGGTAAAGTAATGGCAACTAACTCAACCCCACCAATTCCACAAGCCAGTCCAAGTATTACTAGACCACAGGCGGTTAAGCCAGCAACACCAGATTTAATAATTACTCCTCCTGATACTGTTCCTATTGAAATAATGACTGATTTAATATTTGAAGATATAGGTGGCCATGAAATTATTACCATATCTAGAAGTGATTTAATTAATGGAGAGAACGTAGTTTATAGTCCTATTAAAAACCTAAGTTCTATATTCTTCCAATATAACCCTCAAAATATTCTTGCCCTACAAAAAACGGCAGATTCATATTTTAAAAATTTCCCAATTAAACTTAGCGACAGAATCCCAGAATGTGGTACTGGATATACGCTTGATGAGGTTGATCATACTAAGCAGATAGCAAACTGTAAAATAGTATATACAGATCCTATAACTGGAGACATTATAATCAACGTTATTAATATGGGTAAAGAAGAGCAGGTAGAGGTTCAAATCCTTCAGCAGGGGATTGTTCTTAGTGATACAATATACGAGGTGGAATAACTATGATAACTAATAATGGGAAAAATATAATTGCCAAATACCTTGTGGGTCAATCCCCAGCGTATGCCTCCTATATTGCCGTGGGCTGTGGAGCAAAGCCATTAGACCCAGATCCAGAAGTTCCATTTGGAGATTATTCTAATCAGACAACATTGGACTTTGAAATGTTCCGTGTTCCAATTACTTCTAGAGGGTATATAAAGGACGAAGATGGAACTGCTAAGGTTGTACTTACGGCAGAACTTCCAACAGAAGAAAGATATGAGATTTCTGAAATTGGAGTTTATTCTGCAGGTGCAAACCCAACTGCTGGTGCTTACGATAGCAAAACATTATTTTCATTTTCTGAGTCAGAGGGATGGGAATATAATAATCAAATTGCATTAATACCAAAATATGAGCCACTAGATTCTACTGGGTCTAGCGGAGAAATACATATTAAAGACAATGGGTCAGACCTAATGGCATTTACTACAAATGCAAATAATAGAATTTTTACAAACCCTGAAAGAGTTGAGCGGTATGAAAGATGTAGATTCTTAAATAATATTGTAATTACAAATGGGTCAATGTCAAATCTATCAACAGAAATGGTAGATGGGGTAAAAAGACTTAAGGCAAACACTGGAAGCAATTACGTAGGTCTAACTGGAACAGCATTAAACTTAAGTAAGAATGCCCCTACGGATGAAATAAGACTTGCCTTTTCGGTTGTAAATAAAAATGCAAACAATGTTGCACCAATTAATCCAGATAAAGTTTATATACTAATTGAGTTTTCAGATACAGATGTTTATGGAGAAGGTCAGTGGGCAAGGTTTGAAGCAATTGTAGAAGACTATGATTTTGCAACTAATAGATATATTGTTAGCACTAAGCAATTACAAGAACTAAGAAAAAGCAGCACTGGTTTTAACTGGGACTCTGTAAATACTATAAAGGTTTATACTTCCGTGTTTGTTGAGAACAATGTTATTTCTGATGATTTTTATGTTTGTCTAGATGCTGTTAGGTTAGAAAATGTTACATCAATAAATCCTTTATATGGTTTGGTTGGGTACTCTGTAATTAAAAACATTGATGCTGCAACTGTCATTAAAGAATCAAATACAACAAGTTATATAGAATTTAGATTTGGGATGAATATTAATAATGGCTGACCAAGGCGTTAAGAAAATAATTATTCCACGATCATCTTTGCCACCAGCAGGCAAGGATGGCGAATACCTAATTCGCTACAGAATAGCATCACAAGATAAAAATAGATATTCACACTGGTCTTTAATTCATAAGGTTATTGGCAAAAGCCTGCAGCCAGTTAGTGGCAGAATTGAAAGGGTTAACTCAATTATTGTAGTTGCTTGGGATTCTGTACCTAACATATCAACTTATGATATATTTACAAAATATAATAATGAAACAGAGTATACATATCATGGAACTGCTACCTCAAATAACTATTCTATTATTAGTCAGGGTGGAACAAGTATAGAAATAGCGGTACAAATAGGCGGTATATTCAAAGAAAGAAGAGATAGTAATACTATCTATACTGGAACTTTGAGTTTGGTATAATTATACAGGAGGAACTATGGCACAAATATCACCACCAGAACGAGGACAACCTTTAGACGTAAACTATATTTACAGTATAGTTAATGCAGTCAATGAGTTATCTAAGCAAATATCACCATCGTCTTCAAAGTATGTAACGATTGACATCCCAGGGGATGGACCAAGATCAGTTAAGGCTTCTGAAGCAAGAATTATTGGAACAGAGAAGGTAGTTGTAACCAACTCATCGAAGAATATTGGCGATGAAGAAACTTTTGAATATGTATTTCCAGCAGAGTTTAAGTTTAAGCCAGTAGCAACTGCTACTCCAGTCAACATAGGACAGACCAATGCTGGAGAAAATGTAACCGTAGTTTTAAAAAGCGTAGGAACTTCACGGGTGGAGGGCCTAGTTCGATTTAATGAAACTGGAAACTTATCTGTATCCGTAAACATATTGGTCGTTGGCATACCTCTTTAATGATAAGTTGTAAGAAATGTTTTCGAAAAATGTTTATAGACAGGTTATATACCTCAGTCTCACATTTAGAAATATATTGTTTGACATGTGGATCAAGAAGATTTTTCCATCCACCATCTGATTCGGAGGAAGGTCGATGGCTACTAAAAAAGGAAATAGAACGAGCGAAGAATACAATGGCGCTCCTGTAATACCTGGCAATAAAAAAGTTTGGTTTTTAAATAAAGATCTTGTTAGGATTGTGCATTATAACAGATCAAACGGTATTATGTCAATATACAATATTAACAAAGATAGATTAGAAAGTTGTTTAATTAATGATTTTAAAACTAAACGAGAACGTGCTTACACTGTAGGAGAAACTGCTGATCTTGTTAATAGACACAAAAAGTATATGCCGTCATTAATGAAGCGTGGAATTATTCCTTTCCCAACAGGATCACAAAAAGGCGGGGAGCGTGGATGGCAAGTAAGATCATATTACTCTGAATCGCAAGTAAGAGAGATTCGTGATATACTGGCTACATACCATATTGGTAGACCAAGAAAAGATAATTTAATAACAAACGATATCACACCAACTAAGGCTGAGTTGACACGCAGAATGGGTGATGGTATACTTACATATACGAAGACTGAAGACGGTAGATTTATACCTATTTGGTCCGAATCAATATAACAGAAGGGTATGAAATGGAAAACGAAGATACAAAGGTATCTGTAACAATTGGGTACACACTAAACCTTGGAAACTTTCAATCACTAAGACTTGATCTTGGTGTTGTTGATTCAAGACGTAATGGAGAAACTCCAGACCAGGCTTTTGAGCGTGTGTATAAGTTTGTTGAAGATAAACTAGCAGCAAAGATATCAGAAGCAAAGGTTGAACTAGAAGAAAGCAACTAGTATGACCGACAAGCAAAGTAAGTGGGCGTTGCTTAGTCGTTTTGACAAGCATTATAAGTTTAAGATGGGTCATGCTCCAACACATAATAAGTGGAAAGAGCAGAAGTCAGCAGAAATTCTTGTTGAGTCCTATACGCTAGAAACTTGCTATGCTTTGCTAGAGTACTATTTTGAAGTTACAGAAAATCCTACTTGGAATCATTTTTCTTATATTGCAGATGATATACTAAAAGCAAAGATGATAGAAGAAAAAGATTTACATGATCGTGAACAACGCAAACAATTAGCAAAGGAGTGGTTGAGTGAATAATACAGAATCTAAACTAATCTCAGCCGTTCTTCAAGATAAGCAAGCGCATGTTTTGTTACAGGCAAATGTAGAGAACATCCTTACTACACATGTAGATGTGTGGCAGTTTATTAGAAAATATTATGAGTCAAATGGCACAGTGCCTCCTACAGATTTGGTTGTTGAAAAGTTTAGGGACTTTGATCCAGTTAGTGGCGTTGGTTCCACAAAGCATCATCTTGAAGAATTACAGTCAGAGTATTTAACAAATAGTTTAAAAGATATTATTAGATCTGCTGCTACTGATGTACAGGGAGGTTTGGGATTAGATGCCCTTGAGTCTCTTATTACTAAAACAGCAGAACTTAGAAAAAATACAGCAGCAATTCGTGATATTGATGTTACAGATTTAGATTCTGCGGTTGCATATTTTGAAAACCTAAAGAAGCAACAGGAGTCTGGAGCGCTTGGCATTAAAACAGGTTTGCCAGGTTTTGACAATTACTTACCTTCAGGAATTATGCCAGGGCAACTAGGAGTCTTCCTTGCATACCCAGGTATCGGAAAGTCTTGGTTGTCTCTCTATTTCGCTGTGCAGGCTTGGAAGCAGGGTCGTAGCCCTATGATTATCAGCCTTGAAATGTCTGAGGTCGAAGTTCGTAACCGTGTGTTTGCAATTATGGGAGAAGGCCTTTGGTCACATAGAAAGTTGAGTTCTGGTAATATTGAAATGGACATGCTTAAGTCTTGGCATACAAAAACAGTTCAGGGTAGACCAGAGTTCCACATCATATCAAACGACACTGGTGGAGATATTAATCCAATGGTGCTTCGTGGAAAGATTGATCAGTACAAGCCAGACTTTGTAATTGTTGACTATTTACAATTGATGTCACCAAACCAAAAATCTGACAACGAAACAGTTCGAATGAAAAACCTTTCTCGTGAATTAAAACTCATGGCTATTTCAGAGGAGGTTCCAATTATTGCTATCTCTTCTGCTACGCCTGACGATGTTACTAAACTTGAGACAGTCCCAACCCTTGGTCAAACAGCATGGTCAAGACAGATTGCCTACGATGCTGACTGGGTTCTAGCATTAGGTCGAGGTGCTAATAGCGACATTATTGAGTGTGTATTTAGAAAAAACCGTAATGGTTTTATGGGAGAGTTCCTAGTTCAGGCTGATTTTGACAAGGGATACTACAGGTACAAGGATTATGAAGATAAGTCAGTATAATATGCTACATGGAGACATTTCAGCACAAGCCCATAAAAAGGTTTGCTTTGGACGGGGTCATTAATGATGACGCTGCCATATACAGATTACAGCAGGAGTATATCAGGCTACTGGTATCAGAGATGCGACTATCTGGCTATTCTCCAAGAATTGACATCGATCCACAATTTACATTATCATATAACGAAAACAAAAATTACTTTGAATTTACATTAAGCGTATACGGAATATATATAGGGAGAAAGAAATCAGAATGGATACTAGGGATAGACGGAACCAAGCCAGTATATACACAGCAAATCAAATCAAAAGAGTACTCGCAGGATCTGGCGTAACTGTAGAAAAAGAAGCAGAGTCTGAGTACATAGTATTTTGCCCATTCCATTCGAATCATAGAACCCCTGCTGGAGAAATAAATAAATATACTGGATTGTTCTTTTGTTTTTCATGCAGTAAAACAGCAGACCTAATAGAACTAGTAATGCATTTTTCCAATAGAACATATTTTGAGTCTGTTAGATTTATCAAAAGTAAAGAAGTTGAGACAAACATACTGTCTGAAGTTAATAATAAGTTAATTGAAAAAGAAGAGTGGACAGAGTTTGACATGTCTGTTGTCAACAGACTTCATGAGCAGGCGCTTAACTCAGAAAGAGCAAAAGAGTATTTTGTTAAAAGAAAGATTACTAAAGAGTCTGTTGTAAAGTTTAAACTTGGTTATTCTGAAAACCAAGATATGATCTCTATCCCAGTACAAAATAATGATGGACTGTGTGTAGGGTTTGTTGGAAGATCTGTTGAGGGTAAAGACTTTAAGAATACATCCAAACTTCCAAAGTCTAAATTATTATTTAATTTAAATAGAGTAAAGACTGCATCTAAGGTTTATGTAGTGGAGTCATCATTTGATGCCATTAGGTTAGACCAGGTTGGCTTTCCAGCCGTTGCAACGTTGGGTGCTAACGTATCATCCAAACAAATAGATTTGCTTCAAAAATACTTTAGTGATATAATTATTATTGCTGATAATGATGAGGCAGGCGGTAACATGAAAGAAAAGATAGTCGAAAGACTAAATGGAAATGTTACTGTGATTAACTTAGATAAACAATATAAAGATATAGGCGACATGGACGACAAGTCAATAAAGGAATTGGAATACCAATTTGACAAATCAATATTGTCTATGCTACAATAGAAAAAACAAGGAGAAATAATGAATAAAATAGTAGGACTAAAGAATATAAATGCTTTACTAGATAAGAAGACAGATGAAAACGGTCCAAAGGTTCGCTGGCTAAAGTTAGCCGATGGACAGGCAGTAAAGATTAGATTTATTGAAGAGTTGGACGAAGACTCTGCAAACTATAACGAAAAGCGTGGACTTGCATTCGTTGTTAAGGAACACACAAATCCAAAGGATTACAAGCGCAAGGCTGTAGACACACTAGAAACAGAAGGTCGTGACTGGGCTGAAGAGATGTACCGCAAGGATCCAAAGGGAAATAGTGGATGGCGTGGCCGTCTTCGTTTCTATTGCAACGTTCTTGTCGACGACGGTATCGAAGCACCATATGTTGCTATCTGGTCAATGGGTATCAGCAAGCAATCATCATTTAATACAATCCGTGAGTATGCACTTGAAACAGGAAGCATCTCAAACGTTGTTTGGAAGTTAAAGCGTAATGGTCAGGGAACTGAAACATCATACACTTTGATTCCTTCTGCTCCAGATAAGGAGCCTTTTAACTGGGAAGGTGTTGAACCATATGCTCTAGAGAAGGCATTGCGTCGAGTTCCATATGCGGAGCAAGAAGCATTCTATCTAGGTTTTGATTCACCTTCATCTACATCAGCGACGAATATCGACTGGTAGTAGATGAACTACGTACCACTACACTTACATACTCACTTTTCATTGTTCGACGGTATTGGGTTGCCGTCTGAATATGTAGATCGTGCTACAAAATTGGGTATGCCTGCAATTGCTATTACAGACCATGGCTCCCTTTCTGGCCACAGAGAAATGTATCGTATTGCTAAAGCAAGTGGTATAAAGCCTATTCTTGGCATAGAAGGTTATATGTGTGAAGATCGCTTTGATCAAAGAGATAAAAGCGAGAGAGCCGATCAACTAGATATGGTTTATAACCATATAATACTTCTAGCCAAGAATAAGGTAGGTTTAGAAAATTTAAACAAATTAAATGAAATTGCATGGACAGAAGGATATTACAAAAAGCCTAGAATAGATTTTGAAGTTCTTGCAAAATACAAAGAAGGAATTATTGTTTCCTCTGCATGTCCTAGCGGAATTATCGCTAAGTCAATTGAACTTGGTGAACTTGGCATGGCAAAGAAATATATTAAATGGTTCAAAGAACAATTTGGCGATGATTACTATCTTGAAGTAATGCCACATAATGATGACTCAATAAATAGAAATATTTTATTGTTAGCCGATGAATTTAAAGTTAAGCCAATTGTTACTCCAGACTGTCATCACGTAGATCCATCTCAGAAAGAAATTCAAGAATTAAAACTTATCTTGAATACATACTCTAATAAGATTCAGAAGGATGCTACATACGAAAAGTCTAAAAAGCAAGGGGACTTAATGAGGCGTCTGGATTACCTATATGGCGCAGATAGACAAATGTCATTTAATAAGTTTGATATTCATTTATTATCTTATGAAGAGATTCAGGCTGCCATGGAGAAGCAGGCAATCTGGAGAACTGACATTTATGAAAATACAATCGACCTTGCTAACAAAATTGAAGATTATGATATTCAGGATAACCTGAACCTTCTTCCAGTTCAGTATAAAAATCCAGACAAGCAATTAAAAGAATTGGCTATGGCTGGTTTGGCAGAAAAAGGTCTTGACACAAACCAAGAATATCTTGATAGACTTGAAGAAGAGTTAACTGTAATTCAAGATAAAAAGTTTGGTCCATACTTCCTTGTTGTTCAAAGCATGATCTCTTGGGCAAAGAAGGAAAAGATTATGGTTGGGCCAGGTCGTGGATCATCTGCTGGTTCTTTACTTTGTTATGCACTGGGCATCACTGACATCGATCCATTAAAGCATGGACTACTATTCTTCCGATTTATTAATCCAGAGCGTAATGACTTTCCTGATATTGATACAGATATTCAAGATACTCGTCGTGACGAAGTAAAAGATTATCTTGTTAGGCAGTATAAGCATGTTGCATCTATCGCAACATTTTTAGAATTTAAAGATAAAGGTGTTGTACGAGATGTTGCTCGTGCATTGAATATTCCATTAGTAGATGTTAATAAAGTTTTGAAGTTAGTAGATACTTGGGATGAGTACTGCACATCAAAAACTACTGCATGGTTTAGAGAGAAATATCCAGAGGTGGAGCAATATGGAGAACAACTTCGTGGTCGCATTAGAGGTACTGGCATACACGCTGCTGGTGTTGTCACTAGCAAAAATCCTATTTTTAGGTACGCACCGATGGAGACACGTAATTCTCCTGGTTCCGATGAGCGTATTCCTGTTGTGGCAGTTGATATGGAAGAGGCTGAAAAAATTGGTCTTATCAAGATCGACGCACTTGGACTTAAGACCTTAAGTGTTATTAATGACACAGTAAATATAATTAAGGAAAGAGAAGGAGTTGACATAGACTTATTGAATATAGATATGTCAGATCCAAAGGTTTATGAGATGCTTTCACAAGGATACACAAAGGGAATCTTTCAGTGTGAAGCAACGCCATATACAAACCTACTTGTTAAAATGGGTGTCAAAAATCTAGAAGAGTTATCTGCCTCAAACGCTTTGGTTCGTCCAGGTGCTATGAATACTATTGGCAAGGACTATATCGAAAGAAAGCACGGCAGACAGGCAGTAAATTATTTACACCAAACTATGAAGCAGTTCACAGAAGAAACATATGGGTGTATCCTATACCAAGAGCAGGTCATGCAGGCTTGCGTTCAACTTGGAGGGATGTCATGGTCTGAAGCGGACAAGGTTCGTAAGATCATTGGTAAAAAGAAAGATGCTAGAGAATTTGATGTGTTTCGTGATCGTTTCGTTGACGGTGCTAGTAAGTTTATTAGTCCTAATCAGGCTCGTGATCTATGGCATGACTTTGAGGCGCATGCGGGTTATTCGTTCAACAAGTCTCATGCGGTTGCTTACTCTACGCTCTCGTATTGGACGGCATGGCTAAAGTATTATTATCCACTAGAGTTTATGTACTCATTATTAAAAAATGAAAAGGACAAAGATGCGAGAACTGAATATCTTATTGAAGCGAAAAGAATGGGTATTAGCATTAAATTACCTCACATTAACGATTCGGATATTGATTTTAAAATTGAGGGTAAGGGTATTAGGTTTGGACTCTCGGCGATCAAGTTTATCTCTGATAAGATTGCAGAACGATATATATCGGCACGACCTTTTAAGTCTTTCGAGGAAGTTAAAACCTTTACATTTACGAAAGGTAATGGAGTCAACAGCAGAGCACTTGAAGCGTTAAGGCTGATTGGAGCAGCAACATTCCCTGATAATCCAAGAAATGATGATGAGTTACGAGAACACCTTTATGAATATTTGGGGTTGCCAGAATTTACACAAACAGTTCCATCACACTATCATGCATTTATAAATTCAGTAGAAGACTTTGAGGAAAAGGGTTCTTTCATTCTTATGGGAATGGTTAAGGGTATTAAGCGTGGTAAAGGGTGGTCTCGTGTTGAGATATTGGATAAGACTGGAAGCATAGGAGTATTTGATGAAGAACAAACTACAATTGAGGCTGGACGAAGTTATATTGCACTCTGTACTGATAACAGAATTGTTAGTGCTGTTCCTGTGGACGAACTAAAGGGATCTGATGCAGCGCTGATTAAGTTTTTAAATTATCGAATGCTTCCATATAAAGATGATGAGTTATTTGTTGTATCGTTTAAACCAAGAATAACAAAGGCAGGTAAAAAAATGGCGTCTCTTACTCTAGCAGATACTTCCAGAGAGTTGCATTCTGTGACAGTATTCCCTACAGCATTTGCTAAGGCATACATGAAAATAGAAGAAGGCCACGCATACAAGTTTGAATTTGGCAAAACCAAAGATGGTACCGTAATATTGGAGGATGTAAATGTCGGTTAGCATTGAAGATGTATTAGCACAGTTAAACCCTAAGTTAAGAAAGAGCATATTGGTAGGAGATGAAGTCCCTAAGACTGAATATGCAGCAACACCTAGTCACGGGCTTAATCGTGCCCTCAATGGCGGACTTCCATATGGAAGACAGGTATTGATATGGGGATCAAAGTCATCTGCTAAATCATCTTTATGCTTACAGACAATTGCATTAGCGCAACAAGAAGGAAAGGTCTGTGCATGGATTGATGCCGAAATGTCCTATGATAAAGCGTGGGCAGAGAAGTTAGGTGTAGACACATCAAAACTAATTGTTTCTCAGGCAAGAACAATTAATGAAATGGTTGATGTCGGTGTAAATCTAATGGAGGCTGGAGTAGATTTAATTGTTGTAGATTCAATTACGTCTCTTCTACCTGCTATTTATTTTGAAAAAGATTCTGACGAACTAAAGCAATTAGAAAACACAAAACAAATTGGTGCCGAGTCTCGTGACTTTAGTAATGCATGGAAGATGATTAACTACGCTAACAACAAGGTCAAGCCAACACTGTTTATATTAATTAGTCAATCACGAAATAATATTAATGCAATGTATACAAGCCAACAGCCAACTGGTGGACAGGCTACTAAGTTTTATTCCTCTACTGTTGTTAAACTATTTTCATCAGAATCAGATAACCAAGCATTGAAGGGAAAGATTTATGTTGGTGACAAGGCTATTGAAGAAAAGGTTGGTAGAAAAGTTAGATGGGAACTCCAGTTTTCAAAAACTAGTGCTGCTTTCCAGTCTGGTGAGTATGATTTCTATTTTAGAGGCGATAATTTGGGCATTGACTCTATCGCTGATCTTGTTGATACTGCTGAATCTTTGGGTATAGTTGAAAGAACTGGAGCATGGTATGTTCTTCCAGATGGGTCAAAAGTTCAAGGTAGAGATGGATTTGTTAACAGAGTAAGAGAGGATCTTGATCTACAAGAAATGATTAAGGCTAAGATCAGTGGATAAGTACATGATAGTTGAAGGAAAATTTCCTTGCAAAACTTGTAAAAAAGAAGTAAAGACTATCAGAGTATATACCTCAACTGGTATGGCATCTTGGATGTGCTCTGAAAAACATTTATCAGAGGTACATTTATTTAAAGTTGGATATAAGAAAGTAAAAAGAGATGAGTGAGAGAGGCGAGAGTAAAAGAATAGGTGCCAAGCAGCACAAAAATTCTGGTAGAAATACCAAGAAAGGCGATGCTACTTGGGAAAATTTTACTGTAGATTTTAAAGAGAACTCAAAATCTTTTACATTAAACCAGGATGTGTGGGCTAAGGCAGTCACAGATGCTATACGAAATGGCAACGACCCAGCAATTGTTGTGGTACTTGGCGAGGGTAACAAGAAGGTAAGACTTGCTATAATAGAGTTAGAACTACTAGAACAGATGGTGAATAATGGAACAGAGTAATACAACGCTTGATATGGTCAATGGTTTGTCAGAAATAGCAGAGTATATGGAGGACGAGGAGTTAACCTCTGCCCTAACATTTATTGCTAAGATAATTATAAAGCCAGATATCCCCATGAGCGTGGCTACTGTAGAGATAGTTAGACTACAGGCAATTGCAGCCAAGATGGCATTCAGGGCTACATGGATGGCTAATGTGGATAAGTCAAATAGGGGAAAGAAAAATATTTACTATACAGCAGCAGAGTCAATAAACAGTCTTGTGTCTGCTCTTAAATACATAATTAAGTGATATCTGCTATAATTAATACAAACAAAGGATAACAATGACTAAAAATTTATTGAAGCAAGTAATGATAAAAAATCCAGACAAAACCTATGAGTCTAAAGAAGACACAAGTTTTATTGACGGAATAATAGAAAAAATAGAATCTGGTTACATGACAAAAACAAAGCCAAGATTTAGTAAGAAGACAAATTTTTCAGCATCTGCTTTAACTTACGGCGCAGGTGAGTGTCCAAGATACTGGTACCTTGCATTTGATGGGCAGGTTCATTATGATAATTCTGACGCATTCGGTGTTGCTAATAGAACTAACGGAACCCTTGGTCACGAAAGAATTCAGGAAGCCATTCAGGCTTCAGGACTACTTGATGAAGATATGGAATTCGATCCCATTGAAAGAAAATATAATAAGCAAACTCATCCAGCAATGGAGTTTAGAGTTAAATTAGACGACCCACCTTTTGACGGGTATGGAGATGTCATGCTTAATCATAATGGTGAAAGAATCATTGGTGAAATCAAAACAATAATGAATGAAGGTTTTGAATACAAAAAGAATAGCAGAAAGCCTAAGATGGGTCATCTTATGCAATTGCTAATCTATATGAAGGTTTGGAAAGTCGGCAAGGGTGTAATGATTTATGAAAATAAAAATAATCATGAGTTGTTGACTTTACCAGTAGTAGTAA